AAACCCTACATCCTTTGCCCCAAATTCTACTGTTACGTCTGCCATATTTTATGCCTCAATTAACTTCGATTGCTTCCCTTTTAATATTTTTTCCATTTGCTTTTTCATTTTTTGAGCAACAACGGACTGAGCTTTCCCTTGCTCCATTACATTTATGACTTCGCTTGCCCACGGGACTTTGTTTGTAAGGATGACGGTAGGATTGTTTTTATTTGACGTCCGATCTTCAACGGCTCCACTTTTAAAATCATCCAGATGCCTTGTTACCCAATCGGGTAGTTGTGACAGCAGCGAGCCTTTATTGATCTTTTTAAGTTGCGAGGCGCAACTTGCCCATCCAGATTTAGCAATGCCCACCTTTTTAAGCGTCGACTCAAGGTAATTATTTAAAACCTCGGCATCCACAAATAACCGATCAACAAATTTCCAGCGGCCAATGTTTTTTGTTCTTCCTCCAGCGGATGACATTCTTCCATTCACGAAATTCTTTTTGTGAAACGCTCGGAGAGTGTTTTCTGTTGCGTCTGGTAAGAAATGACTACGATCTGTGCCATAAACATTCCCGTCTTTAGACACAAACAACCTAACATTGGTTGAAGATTTGTAAAAAACAGCATCGTCCATTACGGCTGAGATTGGAGAGAATAGCCCTGCTCTAGCCTTGCCGCCTCCGCTTTTACCAAGTAAATCGCGGGTGATCGCCTTCTCTCCTGTTTTTTTTGCGGTATCGCTTAACCCAAATGGTTGCGTCCTTCTCGCAAGCTCAACGCATAACAAACGAGCGTTTATCATCACGGCATCGGGTATGGAGACGTCCCTTGCGTCAGCATACCTTTTCATGATTTGCTCAAATTTTAAATCGTTGAACTTGAATTTAGCCATTTTGATTGAGTGTTTTAAACGCCCCTTCAATAATGGTCAAATTGTCAATAGCCGCCTGATCCTTGTCATTCACATAAACGCGAGGAATATTGTTTGACCAGTTTTCGTAATCTAAAAGTTGAAGCCCCGTATACAGAGGGAGTTCGTGCAGAATATAATTCCTAGACCACCCTGTCATTGTAACAATTCTCCCCAAGTAGGCACAGAGCCAGCTTGGGGAGGCTATTTTTTTTCGAGAGGATTTTCTTGATGACTAAATTGAGCTGTTGTTTTAGCGGCAGAATATTTTGCCCATGCTTCATCAACGATTGGTTCAAACGCAAGGATGCGCGAATGATGCTCGTTTAGGCTAGTTTTTGAAATCCATTTGATAACTTCCTTTTTGAAGGAATCGCCGCTATAAACAACATCCAAAATTTCATCGATTGAAGCACAATGCAAGAAAAGGAATTGAGCAATCTGTTCAACTTTATTATTTTCGGAAGAGAAAACTTCCTTGTTCAGAATCCACATAAATGATGCGCCAGTCATCGGGCGCAATGTCATTCCATCAATCTTTTTTTCTCGCTCCAAAAGACCGCATTCTCTTAAAAGCTCATCATCTGTTTTTAGTTCGTCGTTTTTCATAATATTTTTGCAATATTTTTTTTGTCCTCATCCGTTGCGTCTTCACGGATTAAAATATGTTTTCCGTTTGTAGTTATTTCAACCATTCGCGGAGTATTCCTAATCAAATCCACAAATACATCTCTATTTGCGGAATATGCCCGAAAATAATTTAAAATATTCTCTGGGTCAGATTTTTCCAAGGCTTCGCCTCCCTTGGTCATTCCAGAGTAAACATCCTCTGCCTTTTGCCCTTCAGCATTTAAAGAATCAAACCAAAACACGGTGGATTCCTTGCCATCATTCCGAATTGTGCGAGTAACGGGATTCGGGTTTTTGAGCTTAAAGCCGAGCGTGGCTAAAGCTGTCGCGGCTTTGAGATTAGCCGTATAAAAGTATTCCTCCGATATATTTATTGTTTGCATGTTCATTTTTATTTGCGCTTTTTAACCGAAGCGCATCGGCTTTTCTTTAATTACATCGAAGGATATTGTGTCGCTTCAATGCTTATTGTCTTAAAAGTGTCGCCGCCAGTTTCAAAGGAAACGGAATCTACAACAATCTTCCCACCCGATACGCCTCCAGAGGTTGTCGAGTTTGCAAGCGTCAGAAGTGATCCAACGCCAGCAGAAGCAACGCCAGCGGTTCCGTTAAGCACCCCAGAAATCGAAATCGAGGCGTTTTCTCCATAATAAGACAAGGCGACAATATCGCCAACCTCGTTGGAAACCTCTGCCTTTTGAGATTGCGTTGTGCGACTGAATTTTGAAAGGATGATTCCTGTTTCTGCGGTTGCGCCAAAGGAAACACCTGTTGCGGACGAGGAAGTAATTACGGTTGCGGCCATACTCCGCAAAAATTGTCAACTAGGAAATAAGAGCCGAATGCACGGTGATCCTTACGCTTCTTTCAAAGTGGCGTTCATTTGTGGCAAAGGAAACTGGGCCATCCCTCAAAATGCCATAAATAAATGCAAATTGTGGCCGAACTGCGTTCAGCTTATTTTTTAATCCGAATATGTCGTGAGAAATGCAAAGAATGTTTGCCCACAAGTTATCAACTGCTTGAGCGTCCGTATCGTCAGCCTGTGCGAGCAAAATAATGTCCACAGAGAATTGGAAAATCGCAGAATTTACAATCGACTCTTGATTCCTTGTGCATTTAACGAAGCAAGCTGGCAATGAAATTTGATTGAAATTTTCAGAGGCGGTAACGATTAAGGCATTCCCCATCTCTTGCTGTAATGCAAGGATAAAGGCATCCGTTAAGGCTTTCTCAAGAGTTAGTGTGTAAGTCGCTGCTGGTCGTATTTTCATTTTCTAAAATTTCCTCATCTGCATCTGTTTTTACAAGTTTTAATAAATTTATGTGATCTTCACATTCCTGCTGCGTGCCGACAAATAATGTGATTTGGGTTGCAATTAACTTGTCTTCTTGCTCGTAAATCACAATTTTATTACCAGAATAAACTAATTTCCAATTACCTACAGAGTCATCGTAAGCCCAACCATTTTCGTTATGTGGAATTATCATGGGACTATGACTGAAAGCGTCGAGTTTGCTGAATTGTAAGTTGCCGTTGTTCCAACTGGAACTCCAGTTAGGGTTACTGATGCGTAAGAATTTATTGTTGTTCCTTGGAAAAAACGAAAGTCTGTTGTTCCAGACGAAAAGGTTCCAGCAAAAGAAACAGCCAACGTAGATATTTCAAATGATGCCGTTGGAGTTATTGAGCCAAATGCTCTAGTAACCCGTAGAGTTCCATTGCTAATTTGAGTTGATCCTGTGTATGTGAGATTGCCCGAAAGTGTCTGGATTCCAGATGCTGTTTTCCTAAATGTGCCTGATCCGCTGATAACGCCAGAGAAAGTATTGCTTGTGCCAGCGGAAATTACTAAATTGTAAACTCCAATATCAATGTTTCCAGCCCCAGCTATTACTGGTAGAGTTTGGTTTGCCCCTAAAGCAAGCGTCCCAGCGTTTATGATGACTGACCCAGCCGTTACATTATATGTGCCAGAGATGGTGAGCGTACTGGATGCATTTTTGGTTAGGATTCCATTTCCACTAATAATTCCCGAAAGGGTTTGGTTTGCCGTGCTGGAGTAGATGAAAGCTCCGGCGTTGGCGATGTTTCCAGAATAACTACCTGATCCGAGTTGTCCTGCACCGCTAATAACTAGTGTTGTTCTCGTTGCAATTGTTGTATTTCCTAAATAATTGTTTGATGGGTTAACTAAAGTTAGAGTGAATGTTGCGGCTCCAACTGCGGGGGTTTTCAACAAAAGCCCATTAGTGCCTGTTAGTTGACCATTTAGCGTTGCAGAACCCGTTATTTGGCTCGAAATATTGATGTTAGATGAACCTGCCGTCATCGTTCCATAAAATTGTATTCCAGTACCATCAAGCCGTAATGCAGCTAGACCACCATCTGGGTATTGTGGTGCATTAACAATTATATTATTGTAAATTGCACCTGAATTGAGATACAATTGAGCACTGGCCGTACTTCCAGCAACTCCAATGGTAAGCGTGCCTGTTCCTATGTTGCTTTTTGTTAAAACTCCACCAACGACCGTGTTTGTTATTAATCCCTGATACAGGCGCGATCCACCACCAGAACCACCATAGGCAATCGTAAACCCTCCAGAAAATGTGTTATTTGCATTTGAAATAGCGTAAGCACCACCATTATTGTTAATGGTCACATTTGTCTTTGCTGTGGAACCATCCGTAATGAGCGATGCAACAGCAGTATTGTAATTTAAGATCGTGAGCGTATTTGTACCCGAGCCTGAGGCCGAGTTGGTGATCGTTCCAGCAGCATTGCCAATTCCAACTGACGCCACGTTCGCATTGAAGCCATTGAGATCAAAAATGCCAGCATTAATAGTTAAGGCACTTCCACTACTAAAAGCGGTTGCACTTCCATTTTTTAGAGTGCCTGCATTAATAGTTGTTGAGCCTGTGTAGGTATTGTTGCCAGAAAGCGTAAGCGCACCTGTTCCATTTTTAATAAGTCCTATTATCCCAGAAATAACCGACGAAATGGTTGTAGCGGAATAAACCATGAAATGACGGAATGCTGTCGTTGAAGACGCTATTGTACCAACATCTGTTGCCCCTACTTTTGCTGCTGTGGAATTTGTTAAAATCATCCGACAATGATATAAAGCGTGTTTACGGATGGCGAAGTGATCGCGGAATATCCGGCGGACGTGATCTGCATCATATTTGTAAGTTGAGTTGCTCCCGTGATCCCGCTCGTTACCGAGGTAACGTAAGCCCCTGCGGGTTGTTTTGCGTCGAACGCAGCCCAGTCAAGCGCGGATAAATATCCGTTCGTAATCGCGGTTGCAAGCGGCATCGAAATCGCAGGAGTTGTTCCCCCGCTTGAAACAATAGGTGAGGTTCCTGTAACAGATGTGACGTAAGAGCCTGCCACCTGTTTAGAATTAAATGTGCTCCAATCGGTTGAGCTTAAGTATCCATTTGTCGTTGCTGTCGCAACTGGAATAGCAATCGTTGATGTTATTCCGCTGGTTGCAATTAAAGGAGCACTTGCCGATATGGTTGATACCTTTCCATAAAACAAATTCCAATCAATTGATCTCAGATATCCATTCGATACGAAAGACGCTTGTAACATCGAAATTGTTGGAGAGGTTCCGCCCGTGGACAATATCGGAGATGTTGCTGAAACTGAAGTCAGATAAGTTCCTGCTGGCTGCTTTGCGTTGAAAGTTGCCCAGTCGGTTGAGCTTAGATAACCATTCGTTACAGACGTTGCGACTGGAATTGAAATTGCTGGAGTTGTGCCTCCGCTAGAAACGATAGGCGATGTCCCTGTAACAGACGTGACTTTTCCCGCCAAGTCGGTTGTGAGGTTTGCAATTTTGCTTTGGGCAATCGCGGCAGATGGATCGACATCAGCGTCAAAAATCAAGTTTGCAGGAGTTTGGAAAACGCCATTTACAACTTTAACAACGCCAGTTCCTGCAACCGAGGAGAATGTCGTATGGGCGTGCGATGGTGTAACGTCACCAAAATGAAGGGAAATGTGAATATTATTTGCCGTGGCCTTTCCCCGAAGCTCGATGTATATCCTATCGGTCGCAAGAATTGTTGTGAACGGAAAAACAACCGATGCAGAATATTGGTTGATAACCGTCGGATCGTAGACATAAATATCATCCGATTCAGACAATAGCGTTGTCGTTGTCCCATCGTATTTGTAGACAAACAATCGAAGTATACACTCGTTTGAAGAATTTGCATTTGAGTCTGCCCATATATTGAAATCCCACAAGCCAGCAGGAATTTGGGTCACATTTGGGTCTGCGGGATCACTTACAAAGCCAGCGACCAAATCATATGTGACTTTGGATAAGTGAGCGGATGTAATGGCCGACTGCGTTATTGTTGCGAACCTTGAGAGCCTTGCAGCCGATTGCGGACTTGTCGGTAATCCTGTAATGGGAGCGACTGCCGCCTCGTTAAAGTTGAAAAAGTAATTTACACCACCGCCGCCAGACCCCCCCTGTGGAATAGCCGCTGGCAACCATGCTGCCCCACCCCATTGCAGAATCTGCCCGATTGATGGACTCGTTGCGGATACGGAATATCCTTGGAGTTTTGCAACACTCGGAGCTGGATATGTCCCGCCAAGGTCGCCCGTTGCTGATCCGCTTGGAGAACGTGAATCTGACAACCTCGCATCTGTTGTTATGACTGCCGTGCCTGAAATTGCGCTTGGTGAAATGCCGGACGATGGAGCTTTACTATCAAGCTCGATCTGTAAATCAAGCTGATTCGACAGCGTTCCTGTGATCGTTCCCCAAGAGACAACTGAAAGCGGTGTGATTGCGCTCCATTCCGAGCCTGTCCATACCAAAGATTGTCCAGTAATCGGTGAGGCTGTTGAAACTGAGAATCCTTGAAGCTTGACTACGCTAGGCGAGGGATAATTGCCGCTCAAGTCTCCAGAAGCCCCACCAGTAGGTGTCCTCGCGTCACTCAATCTAGAATCTGTTGTGATAACCGCCGTCCCGCTAATCGCGCTTGGTGAAATTCCCGATGCTGGTGCTTTATCATCAAGAACGGTCTGCAAATCGGTTTGACTTGAAAGCGTGCCAGTTATCCCTCCCCATACGGCAGATCCCCCAGCACCAGATATCCATTCGGTATCGTAGTCGGTATTTGTTTTTTTTGCTAAAACTTGCCCCGTAAGCCCCCCCGATATAACACCAGCCCCTGTCGCGCCAGTTACGCCTGACGGCCCCATTGGCCCTTGGCTTCCAGTCGGCCCAGCTGGGCCGGTAACAAATTCTGTGCGTAATGGTAAATCGCGGATTTCCTCAGAATTGAAAAAAAGATTGTTGTCGCTCATTTATTAATGTCCTCCAAAGTAAAATTCACACTCACGGCATCTTGAGCCAATTCGGCTGAGATCACTCGAAACTTCCTTCCGCCTATGATTAGGGTGTCACCTAAAGAAATGGATTGGGTTATCGCATCGTATGCGGCGATGATTGACATATTAACATCGTTCATGAATCCCCCGTCACCTAAAGAATTATCACGCCGATATGCGGTTCGGTTCGCCGTAAAAACATTTCCGTTGAATGAAACGCCAACAGGCAATTCATTCATCACCGCATACAAATCGTTAGTTAAAATATCAAGAAGCCCCACAATTGGTAGTTAAGTCAAATCCCCACTAGTCGCTTTTGATTTTCATGTGAGAAATCATCTTGTTCAGAGTCGGGAATATGAAACCAAGATTCACGAAGCGCAGAGCAAATGACGGTTGGCGCAGAATTAATAGTAACGATCTGCTTAGCCTTTGCTATGTATGCGCAAAGCGTCTCGATTGAATCAAGCTCGCGCATCCCAAGGTCTTTTTTCCCAACACAAATTACTGGATTTCCATTTGCAATAATATGAGCAAGTTGAATGATTTTGGATGCTTCGTATCTTATGTTTTGCGAGTATCCAAGCGGGAAGCATAAAACTGAGTCTTGTATGATTGGAGGAACACAAATCGCAGGAGCATTTAAATGTATTTGCCTTGGTATTTCCGCTCCTTCTGGTATCAAACCCCAAATGTAATCAGCCCATTTTTTGCCGTTTGTTCTAAAATCGTTATACCTATTCGGCCAAATCTGAAGGTCAAGCACCCTATCAAAGTGATTCCTGTTGCAATCTGGACGGCAAGGAGTGCAATAATCAACCATCTCGAAAAGGTTGTGATATTCCTCGTTGCATTCAAAAACGACTTCGTTCCCTAAATTATGAAAGTATTCAGCGATTGGAAGGCATCGCAAAATGTCGCCAAGTCGCAAGTGATAAATCATTAAAATCCTCATATTCTCGCAAACACCATTGAAAGGATATTTCTGCTTCCGTCTTTTCGGATTACATCCTCAATACACGTTTCGATTATCGGTAAAAAATCACAAGACCGCATCATTGCAATTAGTGAACTTGTTTTGAAGTGATGCAGATGTTCATCTACTCGCCTATGCTTCCACGATTCAAACCATTTGTCTGAAAAATAATGGCAATGCGGAACGGAAATTACAACATATCTGCAATTTAAATTCTTAATTGTTTCTGCTGGATTTTCAAAATGCTCCAAAACGTCAAAAAATGTAACAACGTCCACGCCAATGCTAAAAATATCTTCAACAAATTTGACGTTAGTTGGAGGTAATATGCCTGTAATGTCGTTTCCAAAACAATGCGGAATAATTTTCTGAGCAACGTCTAAAAATTCTCCGCTGCCATACCCGACATCCAAGATTGAAGTCGGGATATGCCCGATTGCTCCAATAATAAATCCCAAACGCAAATGAGCCATTTGCTCACATTTTTCGGGATATTTTTGATATCTATCTGCAATATATTTTTTGTCGTAGTTGGTTTTCTGTCCAATTTCAATCTGAGAAATTACACCAAACTCGTCTTTTTTGTAATTCTCAAGCATTGCCGTGGATTCCATCAAATATATTCTTGGCTCTGTTGTATTCCTCAACGTCATTCCCTCGCTCATATGTCGAGTCAAGCGGCCTATTCTCCCAAAACGGATGATGATGTATTATCGCAATGTCTTTTGCCTCAACAATCGCATTATTTTTTGCTGCTCTAAATGTGAAGTCCGTATCTGAGTAAACATTTTTAAAAGCAGGATTGAAAAGCCCATTTTGCTCATAATATTTGCGTGTTAAAATCGCCATGCAAATCAATTCGTCTTTGCGATACCCGTCAGAAATGCGAAGCACCTGTGGTTTTGAAATGTCGAGACGCTTTTCAATCAATTCGTCCCACGCTGGCGGACATTCCCAATCGTCCGAAAGTTGAATAATAATGTCACCAATGCACTCTGTTGCCCCTAGATTCCACGCTCCAACAGAATATCCATCTTCCTTTTGTGTTACATGCCTAAATCTTTTCAAAGATTTAGATTGTTCATCATCGTTATCGAATACAAATATATGCTCGATTCTTTCTGGATTTTTTGCTCTGGAATACCACATCGCCATTGTCTGAATCGCAAGCAATGACCTCCCTCTCGTTGCGTGAATCAAGGATATTTTAGGACGTGTTGAAGAATTTAAAACCGACATTTCAAATGTTTTAGCTTCTTCTTCTCTTTCCAACTCTCGCAAGCACCAAGCCTTGAGGTGTTGAGCTTTCCACCCATACCATTCTTCCCGATGTGTCCATTGCTTAAAATTCGGAACTGGTATTTTAAGCATTTCCTCGACAAGTAACAAAGCCTCCTCTGGCTTTTCATTATCCAATAATGTTGACGCTTCTAACCCGAAGGCCTCTCTCCTGTTTGGGTCTAAGGCCTTCGCCTGTTTTACAAGCCGCAATGCCGTCTCCTCGGTCGTTAACATCGAGCAATTCATGAGCGTCTCATATTTGTGAACACCATCCAGATCGGTCATCGCTAATGCCTCAGAGCCATATTTTGCAGATTCAGTATGGTTTCCTGTGATGAAATTTTCGTAATGCAGATAGAATTTGTAATGCGATGACATTTTGTCGTTGTGCATCAAAATCCTTTTGTTCCGTTCGTTACTTGGTCTAATTCCAATCGGAGGCTGGTGTACAATTTCAAGATCACGCCTCATATACAACTTAACGTCCGATGTGGGCTGAACATTTTCGTGAATTGGACGATACCACCATCCAGTTTTGTGACGGAAAAACCGCTCCCTTGGTGCTCGTTTATTTTGCTCGGCTATTACATAATCCGTCAGAATCCATTTAAAATCTGACGGGCAATCTTCTAATGCCTTTAGGTGAGGTTCTACCATTTCTGGCATAATAACATCGTCGCAGTCGGCCCACATTACCCACCCATCTTTTCCCGCTAATTCGTAAGCGTTCGCAAAGGATTGGTTTCTTGCTCTACCGAAATCGTCCAAATGCTGCCAGTCTGAAACAAGTGGAGAATTAAAATATTCTCCTACATGACATCCAAGTTTTTTTGCAATACTTAGTGTTTTGTCTGGCTTGAGTGATCCAATCGCGCGGACAATTACAATTTCATCGCAGATTTGTTCAAGTGATTTTACGCATCGCTCAATGCGCGGTTCTTCATTGCCGCAGATAAGCCCTGCGACCAATTTATTTTTTTTGTTCATATCTATTTCGTTATTTATGTCAAAAACAAAGCCCCGCTCCGTATGGAGCGAGGCTGCGTTTTTACCACGGGGAATCTAACTGATCAAGTTAAATCTTAGGCAAACCCAGTTGTGATTCTGATGATGCTGGAACCATCAATCACTTTCTCTGTCGAGTTCTGACGAACACGGAGAACGTCAGCGCGGCGAGCCTCATCGCGGTATGTTTCGGAAACAAACGGAACAGGGGAATCCGCTGACCAGATGATTGTGCGACCAAATCCACCACCAGCAAAATCACCGCCAACGGTGTTGCAAAGGGCGAGATAGGTATTTGACCAGAGGAAACCACCAGCGTAAGGCTGTCCTTTTTTGGCGGTGTTTTTTGCACCGCGACCAACAAGGACGCGATCCACTCCGCAAGCTGCGGCGACTTCGGCCTCATTCAACAGACGGCTTTGATTTGTAGCGACAACGCCGAAGAATTGGTTTTGCACAAAGTTTGAGCGGCGGATGCGCTCAAATACTGGTTGTGACATTACCAAGGTGTTTGGCATTACGCCGTATTTAGCGAGTTCAAGCTTTGCGGCGGCAACGTCACCAGGAACATTGAAGCTTGTGATATTTGCTTCGGTGTAGGCTTGCGTTGCGGAGATCGCAGTCAGTCCATTTGCGGCAAATGTTGCGGCAGCAACGCGAGCCTCATGGCTGATCTGGATTTGGCGCAAGAGCATGCTCGCGATATTTACCTCGGTATCGAAAAAACGATCAAGGTCGCGACGATTGGAATCTGGAAGAACCTCTTCCAATCCATATTCAATCGAATCGAATGTGTCGCTGGTAAAACGACGACTGGTGCGAGCATAGCCAGAACCAGCGGCGACTTTCAGCGCATCGTCATTGAGCAATTCTGCATCACCGAGATTTAGCTTGAGATATGCGCCAGAGCGAACATCGGAGCTATAAATCGGCATGACTTCCGTGCCGATGAAAAGGTTGTTATTGTTGCTGAGACCCTCAAATACTGCTTGAGCGATATCAGCGCGAATGGTTGTGTATGATAGTGCCATATAGATTTAGATTTTACTGATTAAACTTAGGGACATATTCGATAATATCGTTTGCAACGCCGCTATTAACAGCAACGCCTAATGTTACGGTTGAAGCATTGGCGTATGTTCCAACGATTCCGCCGCCAGTTACGGCATAAACAGAATTACCGGCAGTTACGGTTGCTCCAGCAGTCACAATTCCGAATTGCGATGCGAAGAACAATTTGACGCTGCCTTGGTTTCCTGCGGCTACGTCATTTTGTAGAACACCAATTGAGGATGCTCCAGTTGCGGCAAGCTGCGCCGCGTTATCCCCGCTGATCGCAACGAGGCTATTTGCTGTTACGGCTGAGGCGAAGTTGAAACTCCGAAAGCCATTGTCGTTTTGTGTTGCCATAAATTAAAATTAGAAATTGAGTTCGTTGTTATCGCGTGCGGCGATATATTCAGTTGGGTGGTTGGAGATCGCAAACTTGATTGCCGCCGTGCGACTACCGAGTTCCTTTGTTTTTTCAAGGATCAATCCTTTAAGAGAAAACTCAGATTTTTGTTTTTCCTCAACAGCAACCGAAGCCTTAACGGGCATTGCGCCGAAGTTGGAAATGATACGATCAAGCTTTGCTTCTAGCTTTTCAGCCACTCCCATTTCAGCAATGACTTCATCCTTCATTGGAGCGGCAGGAATCATGGATTCCATTTGAGTTTTGTAGGAAAGCATCATTTCCTCCAAAGCGTCCATACGCTTAGAAAGTTCAACGATTGTTACGCCCTCTTCTACATCGGGCTTTTCTGGTGTTTCGATTGTTTCAGCCATTTGTTTGGAAAAAGTGTCAACTTGCTTTGCCGTAAAACTAAAAAGTCCAGTTGCGTTTGCTGCTGGAGTTTGAACTAAGTCTGCGCTATAAAGTTCAGAGCAACTTGCAAAATTTATCCCATTTGATTCGCGGGGTGGCCCACTAAAAGAAATCGAAATCCCAAATGTGTCTGGAAGCTTTGTGGAAATCTCTAAAACATATTCCTTCATGTGCGAAGATTCCAAAAGGTTCAGATCGGCAAGCAATTTATCTCCGTCAATTCGGAAATTTGTGCAATAGCCAACGATATCTTTTATCCCTGCGCCGTGGTCTAGATTGACTTTGACGCCACCCCGATAAGATTCGGCGCAAGCTTTTACCTCAAGCAATGTTTGTTTATCAACAAAAACGTCATGCCCCTTAGCTTCACCGATTGAAATTACAGAAACGCCTTCAATTACACTCATGCTATGGCATGAATGTCAAAATCAGTTTTCTTCGCGCATTTTTTCTGCCTTTTGTTTAGCCCATGTTTGCCCTGCGTCTCCGCCCCACAATGCCCAAGCAATTCGTCCAGCAGATGGAAAACCATCTTCATCTGGCGTAAATCCTTGTCCTTTTTTATCGACTTCGTGACGTGAAAAGTATGAATGCATTCGCTTCACGGTATCATCCGATAAGTTTTTTCCGTTTGAAATGTCACGGGCACGGGCAACACCAACAGGAGTACCGCCTCGGCTGTATTCTTCGCGCCACTTCAAGCCCTTCAATGCCTCTTCGACCATGCCCTTGCTTGGCTTGTTCTCGTCTGCTAGATCAACTTGCTTGACTTGCTCTGTCTGTATTGGCTCAGGTTGTGGCTCTTCTTGCACTATAGGCGCTGCAATAGGCGCGGCGGCTTGAATTGGAATGATAGAATCCGAAATGTATTCGGCAGGAATGTCCATCTCGTTTGCGAGAGATACGATCATCGCGCTTTCCTTCGCCCGTGCGCGAAGCGCTTCCTCGTAATCTTCGCCCATGTCGGAATAAATCTGTCCGGCTGTCTTCAAGCCAGCTTTCCATAAGTTGATATCAGCATTCGCTTCGCGTCCGTAATCAATCGAAACCTTGGCAGGCCAACACCAGCGGCCATCGAGCAAGTATTCGGAATCTGGAATGAGTCCGCGTGCGGCTGCGTCGAGAAGGATAATGTTTTTTATCCTGTCGAGGAATTTTCCTTCGAGCAGTCCACGCCAGCGCAAGAATGTGCGCTCGGCCATTGCCGCTTCCATGCGAGCCATTGGCCCCGACTTATCGGCATCGAAGGCGAAGCCGTAGGGTAGGCCAACAGCCATGCAAATGTGCGCTTGAATGAGTCGGATAAATTCACCGAATGCGCCCGTCGGACGATCCGACTTGAACATTTCCATTTTCTCTCCCGATCCGAGATAGTTGACCGTGCCAGGGTCGAGCGACTGCAAGCGTGCAACTTGGCCTTGATCGTTCGAGTTTCCCCTGGCGAAGTAGTCGCCAGCGTCAGCGGCCCCGCTCTCGGTGGTGATGACGCCGCTTTGATAGCTCGCGTATTTGATCGCCTGAACTTCAGCCTTGATCGCTTCTTGCAGATCGCGCGTTGCGTTTAGCGCAGTAGCGAAAGCAGACCGCCCACGATATTCGTCAAGTCGCGCTGCGTCGAACAGGTGGATAAACTCTTTTGCAACAATATCAACAGGAGAAATATACTGATTGTTGATAGTGCGCGTGAAAATAGTGTATGAAACGGGTCTTCCATAATCGTCAACATTTATTCCGCCAATGTATTTGTCGGTATCTGTTCTGTCGTAAGGCGATCCGATGCGGTCGGCTTCGACGCTTTGCAGTTTTAAATCTTCGCCGTCACGAACAATAATGAATCCACAGTCGCCATCGCGCAGAATAGCCGTTACGGCTAGTTGCAAAAGTGTTGTAAAATTGTGGCGGCCTAGAAAGTCGCATTCGTTCATCCACTTCTGCCAATACTTTTCGATCTTGGTATCGACTTCATGATCTCCGGTGCGGGCTTGGTATGCGATGCGCCCGGAAACGTAGGTTGCAAATTTGAGAAGGAGAGAACGGACGGGAGGAAAATTGTCGGCAAGATCGCGAGCGGCGCGGATGAGCGAGTACCTTTCGCGAGTTCCGCTTGTGTCCTCGCCACCGCTGACGCCACGACTGATCCCTCGCTTCTCGGAAGTCAACGCTGAATCAAAGCGTCCGAAGTTGCGGAGCTTCGCTTGGTTGACCATGCGATCTAGAGCGGCCTTCGGCGCGACAAGAGAAAGTGCTTTTGTGATGAGGTCTTGCGTCATGGTCGTTGCGTCGGGAAGGTCGGCGTGTAGCGAGATATACGCGTGCCGCTGGCGTTGTCAAGTGCAGCTTGCAGTTCTTTGATGGTCTGCGCGACCTCGGCAAGGTTGGCTCGCGTGAACGAGCGCCCTGCGATGCTATACGACGCACCGGCAATGGCTATTGCCTTCAAGCAAGCCGTAAAGTCGCCCTGCAATTCTTGCAGAGTTGCAAGCGGCAGACCGAAGAATGATTTGTTCATCGCCATTTAAATGTTGGCGATGTCAAAAAAAAGAAAAGGCGCGGGGATTGAACCCGCGCCGGTTAGTGTTAGGCGGCTAAGAGTTGAG